GTCTTGGACTTCAAGACGTGCTGGTCCTCGCCCTCTCGCCAAGGCGACGGGGTGAAGAAGGCGTTCGGATTGATCCAAAGCTGGAGGTTGCCCTGGTCGACCGGGCCACGAGTCTTGCCCTTGACGGGGTCGAGCATGCCTGGGTCGAAGTTGAAGCCTGTGTCTTGGCTCGGGCGCTTGCCGGTGATGTTGAGCATGTAGATCTGCCCGCCACCCTCGGTAATGTTGTAGTCGGGACACATGACTGCGCCCTTGAACAGGACATTCTCGTAGCCGACGTTGGCCAGTGCCTCGTCCTGGAGACGCTGCAATGGTCCGAGCCACTCCTCGTAACCGTCGTAAACGTCGCTGTCCACGAGAAGCAGATCGGGGTGGCGGCCGTAGCGGCTGCACTTCCGGTAGAGCTTCTTGAGGGCCGGAACGCCGTTGGTCATAAAACCACCGGCGATCTGCTCATACTGGTTGAAGTGGTTGAGTGCTGCACTCTTTGTGATTCCACCGACCACGGCGTTCTGGTTCGCCGTCGTGGCGAACTCGATGAAGTCGCCCAAGCCCTCCATGTCACCATTGCTGGCCCATGCGGTATGGATCTGCTCCTCGATGAACTGACGCATTGTCTCGGCGGCGATGTACTGCTCGGTCTCCAGCAAGGAGGCGATCTTGTTCTTCGCGTTCGAGTTCTTGTCGACGTCGTCCGTGGGAACCACTGACTGACAGGAGATCTGCCCCCAGTGGATGTAGCGGAACATCTTGGTGTGCTGGAACGTCGCGGCATTCAATACCTGAGCGCCCTCGTACACCTGGATGTTCGGGTTGGTTGCGTGGGTGAAGGGGCGTGCAGCCCAGGGAGCGGCCTCAAAGTGGACCGCGCCCTTGGAAAACAGCATATGGAGAAGCGGCGACTGATCGACGATCAGGCTGATCCGCTGGCGCCACATCGCACCCCAAGTCTGAGACAACAGATTGGTGTAATCCGCAGTCGTCGTTGAGAGGACTGAAGTTGTTGTGGGAGGCATTTATGTTCCTTAGGGGTGGTTGATTATCCCAGGGTTCGGTTGAGCGTCTCGTCGCCGGAGATCACGGCGTTCATGATCTCACGAACGCTTGCATTCCAGTCGACCCCGGAAATACCGTTGTCAGACGCTCCGCTCGACGCACCCGGAGGCAATCCTGCGTTTTTTCGTTGTTGGGCCGATGACATCGCCTTTTGTGTTTCGACGGCGCGAACGGCCTGAAGGCCTGCGAGTTCCAGGGCAGCCTCGTGCATACCCTGGCTCATAAGCCGCTCGATGCGAGGAGGAGGAGCCGAAACAATCTTGGATATTTCCTTTTGAACCCGTTGATCCGCGAACTCTGGGCGCTCCTGCTGTAGCCGGGTCCACGCAGACCGGATTTCGAGTTGCTCTTGCGCTGGCTGAACAGCGCCTTGCAGTCCTTCGATTTTCCCAGAAAGCTCCTGGAGCCTCTGGTCGTAGGTCGTCTTGAGCGCCGCGACTTTTCGCTCGCTCAGGACATCTGCAAGTGTAGTGAGCGCCTCGAACGGTTTCCCGTCTCGCGCCAGGCTGGAAACTCTCTCGGAGAGTTGCTCGTCGGTCAGGCCGGAGGGGCCTGCCGTCCCACCAGTCTCGTTCGGACTGGCGGATTCCTGGGGCTGTGCGTCATACCTGGCTTTTAGCAGGCTAAGTTCCCTTAGCTGCTCGTCGGCATTGCCTAGCTTGGCCTGGAGGTCCGCTTCGCGAGACCTCAAATCCTGCATGGACCGAGTAAACTGCCCCTGCATGGACGTGTAGAACGGCCGGACGTCTTCCGGAAGTTCCATCGGGTTGCCGGAAAAGAATCCATCGGACTCCTGGCCTTGTTCTTCGGTCGACGGCCCCCCCGCCTCAAGCTGCTGAGAGTCGGTCTCAGTCCCTGCTGGAACCGAGTTGTCGACCTCCCCGCCTGAAGCTGGAATCCCGTCGTTGCCGAGAATGGCTTCGGTCATTTCATCTCCCTGGTTGGACTGGCTTGATGTTCCAGCGACAGAATGTCGCTGTCAAGCCCTTCTATGACAATCTGTCAGCGCTTGCCCGCCTCGATTGACGGAATGTCACACTTTTTCGCCCGCTCGGCGAGGATCTCCTCGACCGTGTAGGTGGTCACCTGGCGGCTTTTCAGCCTTGGGGCGTCGCCCTTCTCGACGAGCTTTGCGTCCTTCAGAAGTTTCTTCCGCTCGCGGGAGTACCCTCCTCGTCCAGCGATCTCCTCCGGCGACGTGTCGTCATAGAACTGCTGCTTCTCGGTGTACTGAGTCCTCATGTCGACAATGGAGTTGCGGCGCAAGGAGCCCGCCCTCTTGCACGCGACGCACTCAAGGCTCTCGAATGCAGTCTCCCGCTCGCGACAATACGACGCATAGGTCAGGATGAACTCTTTTGATTCGCCGCACTCGTCGCAGTCAAAGGTGTAGGCGGGCATTACTTGCTCAGCATCCTGGCCTCTTTCCTCTCATTGTCTGTGGCGAGGCGGAAGCTAAAGCGCCGGCCACATCTCGGGCAGGGAGGGACGTTCCGGAACTCGGTGGTCTCGGCCGCCTTGAGTGCGTCCGCCGTCATGCCCCTCTCTTGCATGTTTCCGCAGGCCGGGTGGTCGCACTTGATGGTGTAGAGGGGCATTAGGCCATGCCTCCACCCAGGTTAGCGAGCGCCGGGCCCGCGGCCGGGGTCGCTGGGTTTGTCAGCGGCTCGCCGGTGACTGGGCTAGCTGCCGCGCCCTGCCCCACGGCCTCTGGCGGCGGCGGGCCTGCCGCTGCGGCCTTCATTCCGCTCTCGGCGATCTCGGCGAAGGCGTCCATAAGGGCCGGGGAATCTTGATCCCAGAGGCGCATCGCCTTCTCGATGAACTCGGCGATGACGTCGGGCTGCGCTCCGATGGCCGACATGGTCTCGATGATCTGGCCCACGGCGCCCATGAATCCGATCAGGGCCGCCCGCTCGGTCTCCGGCCCGGTCGGCTTGGTTGAGCCTGCGTGTACCCCGACAGAGAGGTCGCCTCGGATCTCCTCCCGCGTGTATTGGACGAACTCAGCCTCCTCATCTCCGGTGATCTGGATCCACCTGGGGGCGTCATAGAACTGCTGCATCAACTTCAGCACCTTCTGCGCCACTCGGGAGAGGAAGTTCTCGAACGACGCCAGCTTGGATCCCGAAGTGGCCTCGGTGACCTGGGCCCTGTAGGCCACCTCCGTGGCGGTTCCGGCCGAGGACCTGGAGCCCCTCATGGCCTCGTCTCCGCCGCCCATCTCGGCAACAAAGGCCCTGGCCATGTTCATAATGAACGCCATCTCCTGGGGGAAGGCCGGGATGTTCAAGTTCCTCACGTCGGCAGCCAGGTTCCGGCTCTGCACTTCGACCACCTCGGGGTTGGACGACGCCAGCTTCTTTCGGGCCGTTGAGTCGAGCACCCCTTTCTTCACCAGCGTCTTCAGTGCCAGGGACCTCTCAATGCCTGCGGTCGCCGCGTCCCACATCATCTGCACGTCCTTCGCGACAGGGAGCATCCTCTCGACCATCGACGGCCCGTAGAAGCTGTTGGGCGTGTAGGAGAAGCGGATCTCCTCAACCGGGTAGCCGCCCATGTCCAGGTAGCTGAGCTTATGAGCGAGGACTATTGGGGTTTCCTTGCCTGCGTCCTCCTCGGGTGCCTCGGTCAGCCAAAGCGTGCGCGTTTCCCTCACCATCTTGGCTCGGCGCCGGCCTGTCCCGTCTCGAATCATCCGCTTGACGCGGGTGTGATACCAGATCTCCCAGACCTCGACGTGCTCCGGCTCGCCCTGGGTTGTCAGTGAGTAGCCAGGCCACGGCGACTTTCGCTCGACCTTGTCGTCTTGGAGCGTTCGGTTGGCCTGCAACCCCTTGGCGTTCTTGAACCGAGAGTCGCCCCTGACGTCGTCGATGTGCAGCAGGTGGCGGATAGCGACCCACGGCATGTTGCGGATCTCCTCATAGCCCGAAGGCAGAACCACGTTCCACGGGGAGACCCGCTGGACGTATGGGTGCGCCTGTGGGTGGTCAACCGGAAGGCCAGCGTCCTCCAGGAGGTCGGTCAGCAGCCGAATGTCCGGGTCGTCTGCCCCGGCCGGTTCGTCGTGGTCAACCTCGTAGTCTGCAATCGGAACGAACATGCCGCTCGGGTCGTAGCCCATGCGGACAAAGCCGGCGCCGCAGATCAGCGCATCCATAGCCGCCTTGTATGCCTCTGGGCCGCACCGGCCCTCGGCCCACTCATAGTTGAGCGCGGACTCGCTGATCCTCGCCTTCCGGCCCTCCTCCTCGCCGGGCCTTCGCTTCTGACAGTAGAAGCTCGGGTCCTGGTTCGCGATAAAGGTCAGCGTCGACTCGACCGCGGTGGCAAGGACCCTCAGTCCTGGGGGGCCGGCCTCAACCCGTCCGGTCTTGTAGGCCTGCAGCAGCGCGGACCAGTCGACATACTGCTGATCGTGCGCCCGCTCCCTCGCGTCGAGCACCTTGCGAAACAGGCGATCTGCGTCTTCTGGCTTGATGGATAGCTTCTCGGGTTCAAACGTGGCCATTAGATCCAGTCACTTCCTATGTATCGCGGGATCGCCGCGTCTTCTTCAAGCTCTACCTGGGCGCGTTCCCAGCGTTCGACAATCTCCTCGTTCGGGTCGCGAGCCCGTCGGCTCGCCGTGGCGTTGGCTTCGCCTACACCACAAAGCCCCTCCATTTCAAGGACCGCGATTGCCTGTAGCCACGACATAAGTGCGTCGTCGTGGTCACCGGGCGGTGCCCCATACCGGACTCTACCGAACTTCTCCTCGCCGGCAACAATTCCCCCGGCGCGCAGCCCTCGTTTCGTGAACTCCCGGTACGAGCGTAGCTCGTACAGGAGTCTTTCGGATCGAACAATCGCCGCCTTCCTTGTCACCAGGCTCACCCCCAGGGTAACCATAACGGGCTTCGAGGCCCGCGACGTCGACCACCCGATGCGTCCCTCGCGCCCGTCCCGCTCCATGCTCTCCCTCTCGAACAGCCGCCAGTACGACGTTTGCAGCACGCCGGCCGATACCGCATGGCCGACACCGTTGACCTCCCAAGAGAGCAGCGCGTTGTTGTAGAACAGCGCCAGCATTACTGCCGTCTCTGCGGTTTCCATCGGCCCGCGGGTTCCCACGAACTCAGCCGCCTGCGACAGGTTGTCCACGCGGAGCACCTGGATCGCCGTGTTGTCTCCCGCGGTCATGCCGGCGCTTGGGTCCACGGCAACCGAATACTCGATGCCCGGCTGCGGGTATTCCCACACCCAGAGCCCCCCCCTCCGGCCGCCCTGAAGCTCCGGCTCCATCTGGGCCGCCTCGTTGAGCTTGCCGTCGACCGGCTTCACGGTGTCGACGATGTCGCCAACGAACTCCGGGCGGCGCACATGACTGGCCTCGATG